TCCAATACCACTAGTTGGATCGTATAAGAATTCCTGTTGTCCTTGATTTAATACCTGAATGGTTTTAAAGCAGTTAGGGAAGATCTTTTTAGTATCTAATAAATCTGCTAAGGTTGTGATTGATTTAGTTTTTACATTTAACATTAACATAATATCATTTAATTGCTTTCCTGTAACAGCTAATGCAATATCATATACCATCTTCTGAATTTTCAACAATAACGGAGTATTGTTATTAAGAACAGCATCAGATAAATCAACAACATCAATTCCAACCGCACTAAATTCTTTTTCTAAAAACTGGATAGCATTCGAATCAACCAACGCTCTAACAAGAGCATGTGGTGTTCCTAAGTTTTTCAAATCCTCGAGGTTTATCAAACGTCCTGTATTTTCTAAATCATCTGCAAATGTTTTCGTATCTGTTGTAACCGCTGTTAAGTTACCTGTTGTTAAATCATTCACAGAAGTAAATGAACTTTTACCAACATCTAAACTATTAATACCACTAACTATTTTATCGTTAATAGAAGACATATAAGACATAGACACTTGTAACGTAGATATAAATTTTCTATTACCACCGTAATCATGCCCTAGTACTAATATGTTCCAGTCATTAAAATAATCAGAGAACTTTGTATATATATTCAGAGAATAATCATAGAAATCTACTATAAACGGGGCTCTATTATATGCATCTTCAAATCCGGGGTTGCTCACTCGACTCCTGGCCAATGTAGATAAATCATCGGACAATGCTTTGTATGCAACAATATATCCTTGTAATTCTAAATTAACGTCAAGGCATTGATCATTAATCAAACTAGTGGTTGTTGTTATTAATAAGGGTGTTTGTGCCATAATTTATCCTTGAACAAATACATCCGGACTAGGGGATGATCGTTTATGCCCACACGTATCAATGTCATTAACATGAATTGCCGGCCTACCTTCTACTATAACAGTAGGACTCCCACCAGTCGTTGTTGCAACACAATGGATTTGACATCCATCCTGACCGCAACAATTATGTGGTGTAACCGGCATATTAGGTAACATTACTCGTTTTCCGTTGGCAAATACAGTCTGGGCACCCTGAGTTGCTATGCCGCCGCCGGTATTTGGATCTCCGTTTCTTTCTACATTTGGCATCTATATATTTAGCCTAAAATAATTTGCTTATCTGGTACTGCAATGCCAGTTGTCGCCGTTCTGTACGCATCGGTAATATCCTCTCGAGGAACTCCTGTCATTGCAATTGCGTTTTTTGAAATGTTGATATTAGCATCTAATTCAACTGTAAACATGGTTGGCATTAATTGCAATCCTTTTTGTGTCATGCCAGATGCTAATGGGGTTTCAACTACATAATAATCATCTTCAACTTTAATAACTTTACCTACAAGTTCTTCACTTGAAATTAACTTGAATGAATATATATTCCCTTCTTGTACTCGTATCATGCTAACCTCTCAAGTATTTCTTCGCGACTTAATGCCGCTAAACCATCATAACCACCTTCTACAAGTATATCACTATTATTATATATTTGCGGAACTGTTGTATGTCCATTACCTTTAATAAAGGCTAATGATTCTTTGTTGTGTGTTACGTTTTCTACTACATAATCGATTTCATAATTATCTAATAACATCTTGGCTTTGTCACAATATGGACAACCATCTTTACTAAAAATCTTTACCATTTTATTCTCCTATACCTCTTATAAACTAAAACCATTAAACGTATCTTCATCAAGATCTTGCTTAGTACCACCAATAACATAACTTGTCATTACTGTTTCTTGTGGTGCAGTTTGTACTTCTGAACCTGCAATCCACTTTTGTGTCCAGGGTAACGGATTAGAACCACCGCTGTATGGGCTTTCTAAGCCAAGTACGTGCATACGCTTATTAGCTATCCAATGTACATATTCTGTTAGTAACTGTTTATTTAAACCAATCATACTACCATCTTTAAATAAGTACTCAGCCCATTCAATCTCCTGCTCAACTGCATCTAAGAACATTTGTGTAACTTCTTCTTTACACTCGGTCCGAATCTTAATAAAGTCCGGATCATCCTTGGGTAACAGTTTTAACATTGTTTGAGTAAATGCTAAATGAAGATTTTCATCACGACAAATAAGTTTAATTAACTTTGCATTACCTTCCATTTGTTTAAGCTCTGCGAATGCCCAACTACATGCAAATGATACATAAAAGCGAATGCCTTCGAGTACATTGACACTATTCATTACCATCCATATCTTTTTCTTGATGTTATAGAGATCAACATTCGTTGGATTCATTTGATATTGCAATGCTACTTCATGTAATGCATCATAATCTTTAGTTACTGCTATGCTACAATCTACAATTTCTTGTATGTCAAGCATGTGATCAAACACTTCTTTAGCAGGGTCGGCATAAACATTACGAATGATATGTGTATAACTTCTACTATGCAACCCTTCATTCTGCGTCCACAATGTCATCCAACTTTCAAGCTCAGGTAACGATACAAGCGGTAACATTGTTAGTGATGGACTTCTACCTTGAACGCTATCTAATAGGACTTGACGTTTTAAGTTAGCTGTGAAGATGTGCTTTTCATTTTCTGTTAGTTCTTTAAAGTCTTTACTGTCTTTCGACACATCCACTTCGTTTGGTTGCCAGAAGAATCCGAGTTGTTTCTCTGTCATCTTATCAAGTATTTTGTACTTCATTGTATCATAACGTTGGATGTCAACTGGTCCGTCTAAGAACATTTTACGTTCAAGCATTGGTTTATTGTTTATTTCAAATACACTATTCATTTTATCTCCTAAATTGTACAGCTATCACACTGCTCTTGTTCTTTAATATTTTTATCAACATCAATCTCGCCTTGACCATCATGGGTGTTTAAATAGTACAAAGTTTTAACTCCATACTTATAAGCTAACAACATGTGCTGAAGCATCTCACTCATTGGTACCTTTTCATCTTCGTAATGTTGTGGATTGTAACTTGTATTAGCACTAATAGTTTGGTCGATATACTTTTGAAGTACTGCAATTATTTTTATATATCCCAATGGAGACTTCTGATCCCACAACAATTCGTACTTGTTCTTTAGTCTACGGTACTCCGGTACCACTTGTCTAAGTACACCATCTTTGCTTTGTTTAATACTAACATAGCTACGTGGTGGTTCTAACCCGTTTGTTGCGTTTGCTATTTGTGCTGATGTTTCAGCTGGCATACAAGCCATTAACGTACTGTTTCTAATGCCCGATTCTTTTAACTGCTCACGTAGATCATTCCATGGCATTATTTCTTTATGTGGAATTAATTCATCGACCTCTTTTTTGTATGTGTCAATTGGCAAAATACCTTTACTGTATTTTGTATCACTATTCATCGGGCAGGCACCAAAGTCCTTTGCTAAATCAGCAGATGCTTTAATTAAGTAATATGACCAATGTTGTGCCCAGGTGTCAACTAATTCTAATGCACTGTCATCGCTATATCGAACATCATTCTTAGCTAAGAAGTAAGCGAAGTTAATAATACCAACCCCAACTGGACGTCTACCTTCTGTGGCTAATTGTGCGGCTAAGATTGGATAATGTTGATAGCTTATTAATGCATCTAAGCCTCGTACTGCTAATGTACACGCTCGTTCCATATCTTCCGGACGTCTAAATACACCCCAGTTCACTGCTGATAAAATACATAATGCTATCTGTCCTAACTCATCTTTAATGTCATTTAATGGAACAGTTGGTAATCCAATTTCCAAACATAAGTTAGACATAAAGATTGTAGCAAGGATTTTATCAAATGGACCGTGTTCATTAACGTGATCAACATTCATTAAGTAAATGCGACCTGTATCTTTACGTTCCTGCATAAACATTGTAAATAATTCTACTGCTTTAATTTTCTTCTTACGAACATGACTGCGTTCAGCTTTCTCATACAGTTCTTTAAATAAGTCTTGATCTTGGAAGTAAGCATCGTATAAGCCAGGTACATCACTTGGACTGAATAATGTTATGTCACCACCTGTTAATAACCGCTCGTACATTAGCTTATTAAATTGCAATCCATAATCTAAGTTACGAACTCTGTTTTCATCAATACCCTTATTGTTTTTAAGGACTAGTAAATCTTCTACTTCGTAATGCCAGATTGGATAATACAGTGTTGCGGAACCTCGGCGGATACCACCTTGACTGCAAGATGCTACTGCTGATTCAAAATGCTTAAAGAAGGGGATAAGGCCTGTGTGATATGCTTGTCCACCTCGTATTGGAGAACCGAGTGCTCTAAGGCGACCTGCATTGATTCCAATACCTGCACGTTGCGATACATATTTTACAATACTGCTTGCAGTTGCGTTAATGCTGTCTAAGCTATCATCGCAGTCTATTAGCACACAAGAGCTGAATTGTCTTTCACTTGTTCTAACACCTGCCATAACTGGGGTAGGTAAACTAATTTCATGTTGACTAATAGCATCATAATATTGTTTAGCCCATTGTAAGCGGACTTCGGTTGGATACTCTGCGAATAAGGTTACTGCGATGAGTGCGTAGGCAATTTGAGGTGTTTCATATATTTCTTTAGTAACACGATTCTGAACC